GCCACATTCTTGTTGTGTTAGTACACCTTTTGTATTTCAGTACCCACTCTTGTACCGACAGTTACGCAAGGCATATAGTCGGTATCCGGTGACTAGGTATTTGATGTACCGGAGTACCTTCACGAAGCGTATACGGATGGAGTGGGTACCGGGAGGTCCTGGTTTGAAGCCAGATGATGCGGAAACTTTGGAATATGAGGTTATTGATAAAAGTATTAAGTGGCCTCCAGGGATGTTATCATATAAGGCTCAAGTGGCTAGGACTCGACAGTATCTGCGATTGACGACGGTGCAAATGATGTTGTATATGTTATGGGATTTGAACACTCATTTTGAGTTTGACTTGTTTTCAGCTTCAAGGGTGCCACAGTTCAATGCAGCACGAAGAAGATTGCCTTCAGATGAATTGCAGTTGACAAACGTGTTGATGTATGATTTTGTTGGTCAGAACCAGGTTAGGATAGAACCACCTTTTCGGCGTATAACTCGGAACCATGAGTTGACTTTGCAGCCGATAGATTCCATTATGACAAGAGCGTATCATCGGACGGATTGTTGGCGCTTTGTTCAAAAGATGGGGTTCCCAGTGTCAAAATTGAAACGATGGAGAGTGGTTTTAAAACCCGACCCATATGTATGGGAAAAAGAGAAGATACCGGATCCTAATATACCACGGTTGGAACAATTAGCGTGGCGCGCCTTTTCTTATAAGGCGCGAACTTTTACGAGGACGTTCCATGGACCAGGTGTGGCGTTGTCGGTGGAGAACTTAGCACAGAAGAAACCCGCCATGATAGCGTCATTTGATAAGCCGACACATAAAATGTCAGACATGTTACGGAAACATTTAAAGTTGTATCCGCAGGCCTTGAATCGCTTAATAGACATGACAGACACACGGAAGTATGTGGGCAAGATTAGATGGCGCTTGAATGAGGGGTTGTTGTACGATGACAGACCAACATCAGGAGGGGAGAGACCAGATGAACCGCAAGTTTTTACAGGAGAATATATGAGGGTGCGGTCAACGACAACAGGATTAAAGACGATTAATGCTTGTTTTGACGGGATAAGATGAAGGATTGGTTTTGGTATTGTTCGCAAGGGCGACAGGTGCCGTTGGATTGGTATTATAAGATAGCCCAAAAATATGAATTATATTACTTGGATCCTATGGTGCCTGACTCGCGTGCAAGATTGGAGACGAAGTGTCGCGAATTTTTTATATCACATGCTTCAGTAGGCGTAGCGGAACGGGCTATGTTTATGTATTACCATTTTATAATGAGGAATAGAAGTATAAGATTGGGTATGAAATGGTGGTTTGGGGGTGGCCTGCGTTTGTTTAATGATTTAAGAGGCTTTGACGAAGAGATGTCGTATGATGATGGAGATTTTAAGTCATTAGATAAAACAGTTAAGGCAATTCTAATGGATTTGTACCTTAAAGGTGGTACAATCTATTTGGATTGGGCAGCCATGTCTAAGAAGGATCAGGTGATGTATAAGACAGCGTTGCGGACTTTGTGTAATTGTTTGGTGGTGAAAGTGGTGCGGATTGGTAATAATATTTGGGTGACCATGACTGGTGTGATGCCTTCGGGCATCTTTAGCACTAGTGATGGTGATTCTTATATTGTGTTGCTCCTGATTTGTTTTTATATTGAATGGAAACGGGAAAACAATCAGGGGGACTTGCAGGAGATTGATATGGCGTTAGCAGCACGTAAAGTGTTATCATCAGTTTATGGAGACGACCATGTCTTGGGTGTTTCGAACATGATGCGTCGTTTTTTTTCGGAGCAAGGATTTGCGGATTATGTGAAAGAGTATTGGGAGATGGATATACGACAAGTGCGCATGTGTCTGCCGGCATTAACAGAGATAGAATCGGATTTTGTAGTTAAGCCGGGATTGATTTTACTACAGCGTTATTTGATTAAAAGACCTAAGCACATGCCGGTAACTGCAGCAGTAGTGGTGCCTTGGAAGGAGGCGGTTCGACATTTTGTTCGTATTCCTTGGGATAAAGAAGGGCGATTTCATTTCTCACGAGTTTTATGTTCTATAATAGGCCATGCGTGGGATACTTTAGGGACGAATTTAACAGCCTATTATGAATTATGCTTCTTGTGGAACGAGGTGGTGTGTGCATTGGGTTTGACTCAAGACTCCATTGATGAGTTGTTGAGGACAGAAATGAAAAGTGAGAAAGTGAGGACGGAATGGGTTAAGAAATTGGGGATGTCGATGAAAGATATGATGAAATTTCCGACATTAGAGCAATTAGTCAGCCGTCATGAGTACTCTGAGTTGTCAGCGTTTGAGTTGAATCCGGACTTGGCGTTTGAAACAGAGGACGCGTTGTCGTTGGAG